GATGGCTCTGGCGATGGCTCTGGCTCTGGCTATGGCTATGGCTATGGCGATGGCTATGGCTATGGCTATGGCTCTGGCTCTGGCTATGGCTCTGGCTCTGGCGATGGCGATGGCGATGGCTCTGGCTCTGGCTATGGCTATGGCTCTGGCGATGGCTATGGCTATGGCTATGGCTCTGGCTCTGGCTATGGCTATGGCTCTGGCTATGGCTCTGGCTATGGCTCTGGCTATGGCTCTAGCTCTGGCTCTGGCTATGGCGATGGCGTACGGGTAATTAAAGAATAACTCTTAAATAAGACAATAACATGCTAGACTTAAATCTAAAAGAGGTAAAATGGCTCATAGACTTAATCGACCTACACGCGGAAGACTTAGTTGATAGGGCTGATCCTGTCCATGATGAGGAAATGGAGCTTATTGACACAGTGTATACTGCCCTCGAAGAAGAGGAGAAGGAAATTAATATTAAACATAAAGCAATAGGAATAAGGAATAACTAATATGAATCTAGTAACACTTGAAAGTAAGAGCAAGGATGACCTATTGGAGTTTATCGATGGGCTGGAAAATAAATGCTTACAGCTCCAGGATGAAGTAAGTGAGCTTGATCGAAAACTAAAAATAAGGGATCTAACGATAGAAAGATTAGTCATGTCAGATTGGGACATGGAAAATCAAGCCGAACTCCAATCAGATATAAGAAAACAAGGGGGACATTAATATGATTACTAAAGTAACGATGCTAAATAGGACGGGTTCATATTTCAATAAAGGCCAGGGAAAGACAATGTATAACTTTGATATTGCCTTTGATAATGACGAGAGAGGCCAATGTTCTGCTATGTCTGAAGACCCTCCATATTTCGTAGGATCTGTCGTAGAGGTGAAGAAGGCCGGAGAGTTCAATGGAATGCCTAAGTTTAGTGTAAAGAAGTCAGATGAACCTTATAATGGGTCTGATGGAGGTGAACCTATACCAGAGAAGCAATCTCAAGAGACTAAACAATTCATTGAAAGCACTGTAAGGCCTCAGGGTATTGCAAAACCTCAAGCTAATGGAGCGAGAAGCGGAATGTTAATGAATAATGCCTGTAACCTTATGGCATCATCCAAAACAGACCCTACAGAGGACAATATCATGTCTATGATGGAGTTACTTGATAAATGTATGTCTAGGTTCGAGAATCAACCAGTCGCCTCTCCTGTGGACGCCCAGGCTACCTCGGCGAACGATGAAGATGTCCCCTTCTGATGAAATTAGATAAATTCGCAACTGAAATACAAACATTCGTAGAGGCAGTATGTATAAATGTCCCAGGTGACATAGGCGTCAATCTCTGCCGTAAATTTGAAAGGTATTATAAAATGAATAATAATAGCAACTTCAGTCCAACAATGTCATATCATCAGGTTAAGGAGCGTATATCTGATCTTGAAACAACTATACATAGTATTAGGTTTCCGGGTGGATGCCCTAACCCTGTTAAGGTATCAGAGGCCCAATTACAGGCATATGAGACTGCTAGACAGGAAAAGGCTAAGCTTATTAATATAAGGGATAATATAATCAATGCCCAGTGACGAAAAGCGACTCAAGGTAAAGCTTATTTTGGGCGAACCATTGAGATATTTTGTTGAATCTTCTAAAGAAGGGGAGCCTGACTACTTGGTAGATCTTTCTGCATATTCAGGAAACGGTGAGTGTAATTGTAAGAATTTTGTTATTGTTAAGCAGAAGAATATAAAGACAGGTAAACCACTATATAGCACGCATACTCGATGCAAACACATAAAAAGGGCCGTAGAATACTTTGCGAATAGCACACTAAAAGAAATATCACATGAAATATTAAAACAGAAATTATAATTATATGAAACTAAAAATATTAATACTAATTACACTGGTAGGAATGTTGGCTTTTTGTAGCTACATATCAGAAGTCGCAATGGGCCCCATAGAAGGAGCCGTTGCAGTATCGCAACTAGAAGACAGCACAATTGGATACATTGCTGCTAATAGATTTATTACAGGCGACAATCCATTATTCGCCTTCCTTAAATACTCACTGTATGCGGGGATCTCGGTAACTATTTATTTCACAATCAAACCGTTAATAAAAACTAAACAATAAAAATAATATGACATTCACACCATTCCAGCTAGAAATAATAATTCACCACCATTGGTCTACTGCTGACTTTCCTAGAAGTGCTGCCCCGAAATACGAAGAAGAGGTAGGGACTCTTTGCGGTCTAGACTTACTTACCCCCGCTAAATCAGGCTGTGGTTATACCACTACGAGGAGAGGAAAAGCTTTTATGGAATCTTTATATAACACCCAGATTCCTAAGCGAGCATATATAGATTCTAATGAGAGAATATTAACAATTGAAAATACAGATGAAAGCACCACGCTATAGTTTAGATGACCTGCCTAAAAGCTACAGAGAACAAGCAGCACAGCAAATGCTTAAAGATCGTTCTTCCGATCCCTCTTCCAACCTGGAACAGGCTTCTAGCAGCAAACCCGTGGCAGAGAAAGAAGATAAGAGACCACATCCATGCGGTCGTTGCGCAATCCACGTACACTCAGTTAGGAAAAGATTATGTGACCCCGATGGGATTTCCGCTAAAGCTTCGATCGACGGTTTGGTGCATGTTGGAATACTTAGATCTGATCAGGCCGAGGAAGTCTCCCAGGTTACCTATTCCCAAAAGAAGGGGAATCCCGAAAAAACAACAATAACCCTAATATGGGATGAATAATGAGTAAGTGGTCTAAAATCAGGAATCAGCATCCTAATTCGATATCAGCCTACTATGAGGGTAAGCTAAGCGGCTTATTCTCTAAGCGTGAGACAGAGATAATAGCTGTACTTAGAAGACTAGGCTCAGCTACGGATAGACAGATTATGAACGCCCTTGGATATGTAGATCCTAATAAAACTAGACCTAGAATAAATGAGCTTATTACTGAGGCCGATGTACTTGAGGAATGTGGAAAGGTCTATGACGATGAGACTAAACAACCTGTTCGTATTGTTAGAATCAGGAAGAATGAATCAGTTAGCCAGGGGCAGTTATTTTAATTATGAGTAATATACTAAACGACCCTATAATATTCCTTTTAATGAAGGCCATAGCAATAGTCGAATCAGGCGACACTAACGATAAGGTGGGTTCCGCCGGAGAGCTTGGATGTATGCAGATAACAGCTATATGCGTAAAGGACATCAATAGAATATACGACTTAGAATTTGAACACGAACATGCAATAAACTATGATTATGCTAAGATTATGTTCTTTCTTTATTCAGAGCATTATGCCCTAAAGATAGAGGAAAGGGAGCGTAGGCCAGCTACACTAGAAGATATTGCGAGGAACTGGAATGGAGGACATCTCGGCTACCGAAAGGAATGCACTGAATTATACTGGGGGAAGGTTCAACTTGTATTAGAGCCTCTAATAGAAAACTTTAACGCTCGGAATCAGATAGCAAGTCTTTAATCCTGGCATTACTTCCTTGTAATCTGGACGATGTTTCTAGGTTCAATCTGCGCAATAAGGCCTCTATCCTTACTGACTGAATCAATAAGCTTTACTATTTGATTTTTCGCGATGGCTTTATCTTTAAGCTTACCACCTCCTAATATGTAGCTCCTTAATGAGGCCAGCTCACTCATTAAGAAGTTAATATTAAGCCCTCTCTCTATTGCTAACTGTCTAAGAGTATCGACATTTATCGCCCTAGTGCTGCTTAACGTTGTGTTCGCTGCTGTCTGTTTGGGAACCTGGACATCAAACGGAGCGTACTCTTGCTTTAACGCCTGAATCTTTGACTCTTTTCGACCTCGGGCCTCTAGCTTTTGAGCAGCTGTCTTGACGTAAGCGATAGTCGCATTGTCTCTTGATTCTATTATGGACTCAATAGCACCCATGTTCCGAGCACCATCAGACTCACCGATCTTCTTATAGAATCGCTTCGATGCATTAGGGAATTTAATACCCTCATTGCCAAGACCGATACTAGCCTCCCCCTTCTTGCGCTTAGAGCGGCTGATCTCTGAGCTATGAGCTTTCTTATGGAGTAAGAAGTCTTTCCTCTCTTGAGCACCTGCCTTCTTAGACTGCCTCTTCTTTTCGATTGAAATAATCTTGCTTAGCCTAGTAGAAATATCTCCTTCTATTTTTTCTGCCTTAGGTAATTCTTTTGCTATCTTGGCGTTTTGTCTCGCCTGTATTTTATCTATTTTCGCCTGCTGCCTCTGCTTTGCTCTTAATTCTGCCTGCTGAGTGGCCTCTATATTGCGATTTAGTCTATCTAGGTTACTAACACCCTTAGAAATATCTCTATTCCCTTTAATGTTTCTAGGCATCTTTGGCAGTGCCTTCCCAGTCAAGGGACTTCCAGATGAAGAATCTACAAGTCCAAGACGACCGAGGGCTGAGTGATTAATGTCTCTTATCGCCTGTTTTGTAGCAGGTCGATTGCCTAGATTTCTTAAAAACTCAACATTTGTCTGACTAAAAATCCTATCAACGTTAACGTCCATATATCGTTGGACGCCATTGTTTAAGTCTATGATTTGATTTTGCTGAGAAGAGGCTTTGTTGAATGCATTTATTTCAGTTAGGAGATCTCCTCCTATTTTTATCTTAAGACTATCAGGGTTTGAGGCGTCAACAGGAAACTCTCTTCCAGTAGGAGAGGCAAAATCATTCGCTATAGCTGGAACTGCATCTGGTGTGTTTGCAATAAAGTCTTTTCCGACCCTACTGGTAAAAGTCTCGATAAGCGCAGGTGATATATTCCTGTGAGATGAATCAACCCATAGAGTCCCATTCTCATCCTCAAAGAACGGCCTCCCTCCTGGGCCCTCGCCAAATTCATTAACATGCTCTTGTTTGTATGTATTCTTATCAAGAAGCCTTACATCTATATCAGAAAGCCCAGCTGTAAGCATCGCAATAGTCGCCTTATCAGGATTAGACATCTTGCTTGCCATGATTGCTTGTTCGTGCTCAGCTCTCTTCTTTAAGTGTATTTGACTCTTAATATCACGCTCTGACCTCGTTAGCACTGAGTCTACGTGGCTTATCCCTTCAGGGATAGATGTTTCAAATGTTGCAAATGGGCGTTGTGGTGTTGGCTTAAATAAATCTTGTTCTGACTGAAGTCCCCTGGATTCTCTTACAGCTCCAGCTTCAGGTGAAATTACATTGGGTGATATAGTCGTATCGCCCTGCTTGGCCTCTCTCGCGGCCCTCCTCTGCTTCGACTTAAGTTTAGATACTCGATCTAGTCCTCCTACCCCTTTTCTTGCCTTAGGCCCAATAGGAATAGCCCCTCCGAATACAAGGCCTCCTCCTACAGCCTGCCCAATGGCCTCAGGGTCGTCAGTAGCCATCTTTGCCAGTATACCCTGTAGGACTGATACTGAAACGCCATTAGAGATAGAATTGAAAGCAATATCTAATGCCCTTTGACCGCCTTGTCCTGCCGAAGAAACTGCTTTCTTTACAGCATCTGGGACTTTTTTGGATAGCAATACCGCCTCGAGGAATCGAGCCTGCCTAGTCCCATCCCCTAAAAGGTTTAATATCGTTGTAGAGTCCTGAGCTATTCCAGCAAGTTTCCCAACGCCCCTAGCTCCCAATTCAGCAATACCTAGTTTTGCTAATATCCCAGACGTTAACGGAGTTCCGAATTTAGTGAGCCTTAACAGTAATCCTGTCTGATCAGGGGTGGCCCCAATTACCTTAGAGACCAATCCCGTTACCGCCCTTCGAGGAAATCCTATTACATCTGCGCTGACATCCCCTGCTTTTGAAATAATCCTCAGGGGTTTATTCGCTTTCGCTAGCCCTTTTGCCGCGCCTCTTGCCCCTGCCTGCAATCCTGTCCTTAGTGCCTTTCGAGTTAAATTAGATGGGATATCTAGGATGTTTCCAGCCTTTTGAGCAGCCCTCCCAAGCTTAGATGCCTTAGTCAATTTCCCTGCGGCCCCTAACCCAATTAGGTTTGTCGGGTCTAAAAGTATACTGGATGCTTCTGTGAGACTAGGGAGTGTTTCGTTTTGTCCAAATAAGAATCCTTCCTTTCTTCTGTTATTGTCAATTATGTCTTGCTGAAACCTAGAGAACTGCCTTCTTAGAGCTTCGTCATCAGATACGAATTGATCGCCTATCCTTCCTCCTATAGCCTCACCTATCTCGCCAACATCAAATACTGCCTTAGCGACGCCTTCAGGTAAACTCTTTGCTATTTTATTAAAATCACCCGATGCGATTGCTTCGCCAGTCTCAGAGACAGCCCCGAGACCAATCCTTCCCATTTGAAGAATGCCAGTGCCTACGCCACTAAAGAAGTCTCCAGTCTTATCCAGTGTTGACTTTTCATCATCAAGCTTAGCTTTTAACGCGAATTGATCAAATGTAGTTTTCCTTGGATCTGCTAACTCTGATGTATTTCGCTGCTGTTTTGGCGGAGCTGATATCTGAGAAAAGATCTCTGCCGCCTCCTGTTCATTAGGAGCCCTGTCGGCCTCGATTGTTATAGCAGATCCTACAGATGGAGTTATCGTAAATTTAGGCATTAGCTCGCTGGAGTTATCGTAAAGGTTAACCCGCTGCTTGTTGACCCTGACAATGGATGAGCCTGTAATGAATCCCCATCTAGTGATAGACCCTTTACTTGGGCAATATCTATAGCTTGCTCGCTTGTAATCCTTCCTTCCTCGAAGGCCTCAATGATGTCTTGAGAAGAGAATATATTGTTCGCAAACTCGTGGTCTGTTACCGCATTCCTTCCATGCATTTCCCTGTATGGGTTTGCCAATCCCTCCATTGCTAGAGTTTCTCTTATGGTATCTTCTGTTGATTGCATTAATCGAAGCTTAGCCTCTATCGTCTGAGGGCCATCGCCAAATCTAGGAAGAAATGTCTCTACATACCGCTTAACCTCTGTCTCTGGCACTGCCGCCCCAGAGTCAAGTCTCAATAATGCCTGCGCCCATGCGCTCGCTACACTGTCATACATTTGTAAATTCTCACCTCTCAACATATTTGGTAATATCCTCTGAAACCCTGAAGAAAAAGACGTCGGGTCAAAACTTAAAGTGCCATCAATTAAATTACCTTGATCATCTTTTTCTCTCAGTATTCCTAATAGTCCTCGACTAGCTTTCCGCATGCGGTTAAATTGGTTTAAAGTCTTCCTTTGTCCCTCAGTAAGATTTTTAGCTTCACCACCGATTGATTCATTTAACAGCTTTTGCTGCTGGGCAACGGTTAGCCCTATCTTTGCCCGAGTCAATTCTCTCTCTAGCAAGTCATCCTCTGAATCCTTCTGCTCGATTGCAGAAGAAATGTTTTTAAGCATTCCCTGTATTTCCGATTGATCAAATTTTTCAATTCCTGGAGTCGATAATATTGTATTGGCTATATCTTGTATTGTTGCAGGAGGCAGCGCGGTTGTCCTTTCTCCTGATATCTGTGGCGATACTTCCTCTAACTCTGTAGGCACTCCCGCCTGAGTCAGGAAATCAGTAGGAGATACCTCTGGCTGCGGCTCTTGAGTGGGCTGAGATTCATCTGCTGCCTGAGATATAGCCTGGATAGCTTTTGTTTTCTTTTCCTCTAATGCCTTCTTAGCCTTTGGAGCGTTCAGCCCTTCTTCTCCTCCGCCACTTTTGATTATCGCATCAATGATTTGCCCTGTTTGAGCTGAGTCAGCAGGTGATCCGAATTGACTAAAGTCAAATTTGCCGCTTGCAATCATACCTGCAAGCGTATCCTCTTTGGGAACGGATATAGGAGTCTTCTCGAATGGATCGGCCTCTAATAGGAATCTTTCTGTAAGAGTCCTGTTTTCTGGATTTATCTGCTCCGCTACAGTTGAAAAGATTTGCTTCCTTGCTTCCTGCTTATCGATTCTGTCCTGAGCTTCAATCTGAAATTCCTGAGCCTGAATATCTATGACTTGTTGGCGTTGTTCGATCGCCTGTTTCCTTAGTTGAAAATCCTGTTTTTTGAGATCAAGGCTTTGTTTGTCAATAACGTTTTGGGCTCGCTGCCTTATACCTCCTGCTATACCCGATCCAAAATCGCGTAATCCCGCTGCTATAATATCTCCTTCTGCCATAATATTATTCTGTTAATTTAAAGATTTATCCTAATGAACTAAATATAGATTCCGCGGAAGATCCTCTGTCGCTTAATACTCCAAGGTCAAATTGCTCTTGATCGCTATTTCCTCCTCCGAATATAGAGCTAAGTCCTCCACCTTGTCCAAATAAAGATCCACCAATCTGACCTGCTGCCGAAAGTCCTCCACTTAACAATCCAGCATTACGACTTGACCTTGATGCCGCTGCTTGACTTGAGGCATTCGCCTGTATTCCCTGATTGCCTTGAGCAATATTAACCACATTAGGATCAAATACTGGGACGTCGGGAGCGGATGCCCCTAATCCAAGGGCCGCACTAAGCTGCTGTAATGGACTGCCTACTAATTGATTATTCCTTGCCTGTATTCCTAGAAATGGTTGAGCTGTCTGTATGCCTAGCTGTGCTGATTGACCAGCAAACTGTCGGCGTTCATCTCTCCTAGTTCTCCTAGCTGCATCCCTTCCTAGTGCAAGTTGACCGACCGCAAATGCACCTGATCCCCTGCCTCTTCGCTGTGTAGCTGCCCCTATTGACTGCTCGCTTGCCCTGATGTCTTCTGCTGACAATTCTCCTCCGAGCGCAAGACCTTCCTGGGCCTGTCTTTGTAATTCCCCTGTAAGCTTTTGAGCCCCAAATAATCCAGGAGTAACATCCTGGAGGCGATCAATGTCACTCTCAAAGAGTTGTCCTCTCTGTCTGCCTATAGACTCTGTTACCTCATCGCCTAATAGGCTTGCTATCCCGGACTGAGCCTGTCTCGTGTTACGAATATTCTGCTCAATAAATTTAGGATCAAACTCACTTCTAATACTGAGTATCTCAGGGAATGCCTCTTGCTTTCTTATCGCTAAGCCGCGCTGAACTAACCCTCTGTCGTGAGTTGGAGGAGGAGCTGATGTCTTGCTTCCCTTCTTCCCGAGTAGTGAGCTAGCGATACCGCCTAAAGCATTGATCCCGGCTCCAATGATTACAGGGGCGATTGAGAGCCTTAAATGAACTCCCATAAAGAAATTCATATATCTTTCAATAAAGTTTAAGTTATTTTTCATAATTCAGATTCCTCCATTTTTAATTTATCACAAGACCGATAATTAATGTTATGCCATTCCATTATATTCATATTTTCATTATTAAGATGATAAGATCTATTTACACTACAGAAGTCCGGCCTCATGTCATAAATCCTACAACTCCTGTCTTGATTTAAGAACAAGCATTCTTTCGATTTCTCTTTACTGGGCAGGTCAACATTAGTCACATCCACGCAGCATAGACCGCACTGATTACAGCTAAATTGAGGTAATTCTTTTTTTCTCTGTATGTCTGTTATGCCCATTATAATTTAATGATAAAGGTTGAAATCATTGTGGGCTGGACATTTACTTCTGTCCTCGCATCTCCACCTGTCACTGCGAGACTGAATTTGTATCCTGTTGCATTCACAACGCCGTCAAAATTTGCACCTGCTCCAATATCAGCATTAGCCGCTTGGTTCGCTATAGTGATAGCTCCAATAGAGATAGTCTCAACTCCGCCTGTATCGCCTAATACATCTCCATCGACGCCACCCGCAGATGTTAATCTATTTGCACTAGCAGTACTAGACATAGTATCTAGCCCCGCAAACGCCCTTCCTCTTGCGTCCGGTAATGTAATTGTCTTGTCTGCGTCAAAGTCGGCCTGTGCGCTAGCTCCGCGACCACCTGATACGGCAGCCTCAGAGTCTGCTAAATTATCCCATAGTTTTTCAAATAATTCTTCGCAATCAGCGTTAGCCCTCTCAGTCGCACCTGACGCAGCATTACCTAATGTCTTTCCAGCGAGGAAAACATAACCCGTTGGAGCTGTAGTGTCGAATGACGGCATGATAGACCCAACAGGGATGATGTCGCTTGATGCTATTGTGGCATCAGTCCAAATGCAGTTTAATTTAGCTGCTGTTACAGTCTCGCCATTAGCCCAAGTTCTCCCTGGAGTGATTGAAATTGTTGTACTCATAATTTATTCAAATGATTTGTTTGCTCTCTGTAATACGGTCGCCTGAACCGTGATTTGTCTTATCTCTGGTCTCCCGACTGTGCTATCTATCTGGATCTCACACCCCCTGCCTCTCTTATTTATTCTGAAACTCCTAAAATGATCCTCCTTAGTAGTTAGAGAAGAATAGGTAGCAACAGTCGCGGTAGAGTCAGGGTTCTCGGTCGTCGCAGTAATGGAAAATTCGTCATTTGCTAATACATCAAAATCGATAGATCCCTTCATGTATTTCTTTACATCGAATGGATCATTCTGTGTATACCTTCGAGTAATCAGTTGCCCTGGAATCTCGACATCCAAGAATGGCCCACCCAGTGGGCCTATCTCATCGTGATCTAATTCTTCCCATAACTGAACAGCTCCTTCTACGGAAGTCCCAAAAAGTCTTTTCTTACCTGATTTATTACAGACTACAAAGTCATCAATAAATGATCCTTCTGCTCCAAATGTATCCTTACTCTCCCATTTACCATTTAAGAAGTTATATATAAATACTACATTATTCCTCGTGCTAGCTGCCTTAGTCGATGTTCCTGCGACTGTTATCGGGCCAACTGTCGCATTCGCATAAGTGAATGTATTTCTATCGACTAGGGTAATTGTGGCTGATGCATCGAATCCCGCAGGAGTCATCCCTGCCATGACGATAGTATCCCCTTCATTGAATCCGTGATTTTCTAAAGTATTAACCGTGACAGTTGCCCCGTCCGTAGTAACGGTATCATTTGTAGCGATACGCTCACCCTCTGGGAGGGCAATATAATATCGATTATTAAAGTATGTTGCAACGGCGTCAGATGCGACAGCCCAATTAATGCTCTCTATCTGATCCTCGACATCCAATGACAATGGAATATCCTGCCCTCTTAAATTTATTTCTGGAGTAATCCCAATAGAATATACTCCCTGCTCAGAGAGGAATATCAACCGATCTCCAATGATTACAGCTGTTTTCCTTGCGATACACCCAACTTCATCGGTGATAAGAAAGGTGCTGCTGTCTTCCAGGGTAGCAAGAGACATTCCCGTAACTAGATTAATCGAGTTACGATATAATGCTATAAAGTTGTCATTCTGGAATGGTTGAAGACCGACTAAGTGGTCAGCGGTTCCCCTGTTTATGCGGAATAGATTATTTACTGGGTCATATGTTCTGTGATCAAATACATCAGACACGATAAATTGATCCCTTACAGCCATCTTTAATATAGGTGTCCCTGTCGCCGGAGTCGCCGGAGTGGCACTAGTAGAATAAGTGAATGTAGTAGCAGTAGTTCCAGTCACCTCAAAGGTTCCATTGTAATCTGACTGCGTAGCAGCCTCGATAGTGATCCTGTCAGTTAACTCAAGTCCATGGTTAATTGCTGTAGTCCCAGTGATGACTGTCCCGCTCCTGACTAGAGAGGATAGGGTTAAAGTGATGTTCTCGACCGGGACGACTAGCCTCGCAAGCGTGTGATACACTCCAAATGATGCCCATGGGATACTGAGGAATGCAGAAAGACTAGTATCTGATACAGCGGTGAATTGAGGCACTTTTACCACTGTAATTGTTCCAGTGGCCGGAGTAGCTGGAGAGTTCGCTACCGCATAAGTAAATGTAGTAGATGTGGGTATAGAAAGGATTCCGACAGTCCCATTGTAATCGGATTGATTCGCCCCTGCAATAAGAACGTTCTCTCCTGCCTTGTATCCATGCTCTCCAGGTGTCGTAACAGTAGCCACAGTGCCAGACCGAGTGATAGAGGTTACGCTGAAGCTACTCGTGTTAGATACATTGCCATCCCATTCCAGTGGAGACCTCCTTGGCCCACGAAACAACAGTAATCCATAGTTTACCTGCACTAGATTAGCAGGGTCATTAGAATCAAGTGACTCGCTGCACGATGCTCCAGGATAAAGGACATCAACATTATTAGTTGTGTCATCCGGGTCTACTAGAGTCACCCTGTCAAATGTCGCTATAGCAACGTATTCTTTGTTTGTTTCTGGATCTGAAAATAACGTTGATGCGTGAACTCCGTCAAGATCAGCCAGCAGTATAGGATGGTTTGCTACCGTTATTGTACCTGTGGCGGTATCTACTGGGTCTGCGCCCAACGTAAAAGTAAAAGTTGTTGTGCCAGTCACAGTGATAACAAATTCTCCATTATAATCGCCCTCATTCGCACCAGCAATCTCCACAGTGTCACCAGTGGAATATCCGTGAGCAGCTGATGTCGTGCAGGTTGCCGCTGTCCCTGTGCTTACTAACGTACTGACCGAGACAAATGTACCTAAATTAAATGGAAGGGTTAATGGAGTTTGGCTCGCAGTCCTGAGATCAGACGTAATCCGGTCAATCCCCTTCCTGACTCTTGATACGCTATCTTCGAATCTTTGATTTTGAGAGAATCTTGCTATTCCTGGTTCCAGTATTGTCGCATGACGCCTAGTTTCAAAGCCGATCCATCCGTTGTCGCCATCGGGTAAAATGGGATCATCAAGTGGATCTTTTATGCGGTATCGAGTCATTTATAATAGTTTAGCTAAGTCAATTTCCATCTTCTGCTGCTTGTCTTCTATTTCACCCATACGCTTATCCTGCTCATCATTTCGACTGCTCCAGTCCAAAAGGAGAGTGATTGATGTGTTAATTTTAACTATCTCAGCTTGTATCTGCTGTATCTCGCCTCTTGTCGCAAACTTAGTTTGCAGGGCCAATATCAGCAATACACCTACCGGCGTAACGAATTTGATCATTGATGACCATGAGTCTAATTTGTTTTTTATTCTATCTGTCATCTTTGCGCGATTTGTTTATAGGTTAAATTAGTCACAACATAACTCACTAACATCAGTGGGGGTTGGGCCATGGTAGTGGCGGCAAGACCACCGAGGGTAAGCGTATCAATGATATGTGTGATGGTTTCGAACTTGATCCCGAGGATGTCCCAGGTTTCGGTGTTGGGTTCTGGGAGGATTGTTCTAACTGCTGTTTCTGCGTTGAAGGCGTTGAACTGCCATATGACGCAGTACGTGTATGCAAACAGCCCTGCAATAATAAACTTAGCAGTATTAACAGGAGACATAAGAAGAGACTCACTGCGATTGGTAATCTTAATGCCGAACTCTTTTCCGGCCAGGACAATGCCGAAAAACCTGTCCGTATACGTCGGTTGAATATTGATTTCATTTTGCTCTATATCCTTTTCATGTGCGAGTCTTAGTGATTCTAGGTCTTTTTCTTGCTGACGCGCTTCCCTGCGCTCTTGGTGCTCAAGCTGCATCTGGGTATGTGCACTCTTAAGTCCGCTAACCATTCCGATTAACGTGCTCCCCATTGGTACTGCTGCTTCAAGTAGGTCAATCATGATATTAATCGTCTATTATTAATAATTCGAAGTCTACGGATACAGCTGATGCCGCTCCTCCTCCCCTTGCTTCTGCCCAGATATCACCCTTTGCGTTGACGCTGGTATTAGCTCCCGAAGGTCTGTAAACATATGGAGTCTCTAGTCCTATAAAATGTTTTTTTAAGCGTTTAGCCGTCACTGGAACGCTCGTGTCATCCATATTCTCTCTTGTGTATATTCGGACGTCTGCTGGCTTAGTTGCATCTACTGTAATATGTGCGCTTATCAGGTATGCGGTCTTACCTATAGGAACCGTCCATACTGCGTCTAGCGTTTGACCGTCTCCTGCGGACATTGTGATAATATCTGTGCCTCCTGCGCTATTCTCAATGACTACATCTCCTGTGTTGTTCCCTTCATATGTTCCCGCAGAAGAGACCCACATTCTATGAACTCTCCAGAAAGATGCTGTTGTTGCTGAACTAGCTGAACCTCCTGCGGTGGCAATCGCTTCTATTACCTCATTAAAACTATCATCTATTCCCTGGACAGTAACTTCTCTTGCTCCAGCTCCAGCGGCAGTGTCAGCGGCATTTCCAGCTTTTACTCTTACCGTAGTTGCAGCTGTAAGCGGAAATGTAGTCTGTCCTAATGTAGAGACAAATGCCCACGTTCCATTAGGGACAGAATCATTCGCCCCAAACTTATGAATACAATCCTGTCCAGTTACATTCCCTTTGCATACCTCTGTAAAATACTCTCTACCTCCTTCGGTAAGGATGGAGTCAAGCGATACTCCTTGGGCGAGCTGTTCTGTCTCCAGACTATCTAAAGTCGTTCCCTGATCCGTTACTTCAGTTAATGTATTATCCTGAACAATTCCTTGAGCCGCTTGTTCTGTGACTAAGGAGTCGAGAGATGTACCCTGGTCGGACTGTTCGGTAATGATTGTATCTAATGATACTCCTTGCGCTAATTGCTCAGTCTCTAGGCTGTCTAAGGTTGCTCCTTGGTCTGTCTGTTCAGTCTCTAGTGAGTCGAGTGTAGTCCCTTGATCGGCTTGCTCAGTTTCTATAGAATCAAGCGTAGTGCCTTGATCTAATGACTCTGTCAACTGACTGTCCTGAGTGACTCCCTGTGCTAGTAGTTCCGTTAACTGATTATCTTGGACTACCCCCTGAGCCGCTTGCTCAGCCAGCATGCTATCCTGTACCACGCCTTGAGCAAGTAATTCCGTTAAGGTGCTATCAAGCGTAATCCCTTGTGCCAAAAGCTCCGTAAGTATATCAGCGAGTGTCGTCGAATTTAATTCAGTAGCTTCATATAGCACTGCCAATTCATCGGCGTTAGCCATGCTCACAGTGCTCTTATTCAGAGTAATAACCGCACCTGCGATAGTTCCTGATGTAGAGCTATCCGTGGGATTATATAATACAGTTCCTCTCGTTACATTAGCAACAAATAGAGGCTTAATATAGTCAGTGTCGTTTATCGTGAGAGTCTTATTATTGACATTGAATGAATAATTAGTCGACAGCTTTCCCCTGCGTGACGCGATGGCATCTGATACGCTTATTACTTCATTCTTCGTCTGACTCTCATACGCCATTAGCTAGACTTAAGCTTAGAATTGGGATCAGTTTTTAATGCATTTTCACACCATGCGACAGTGCCATTATAGCCTGTGCTTGGAACGGTGATAGAATCCCGACGACATAATTCCTTTGCCTTTAATGCATCCTGATTCTTATATACCGCGAGTCCTATTTGAACCGTTTTAGCCTCTTCATTCTTGCGATGAGACTTAACTACCCAAATGCTCCCGCATGTTTCTGTTAATGTTTTTGTAATCATAATTTTAAGATGTTGCTACGTGCCCTATATTTTCTAATACTAGATTTATTGCTGTAATTGCTGTAATTGAGGTTGCCAAGTCGGTTGGGTTGGCGATATGCGATGCTTGTGCAGGCGGAGTGACTCCATTCACCCCAATACCTCCAGATGCTTCAATATTTCCATCAAGCCGAGTATCTCCAGAGTCTACGAATAAAGCATAATTACTACCCCCTTCAGTAGGTGCATTTTCAATATAAAGAGTTGCGGCAGTCGTGACTGTCCCGCTAGTCAAGGTGACAGTAGGTTCCTTTAGTACGACCGATGCAACTAGAGGATGAGCACCCCCAGAATTGACCGTAACCGTAGGTTGTACCTTAAGCGCACTGACATTACCTGTTCCTCCGCTTGTCGTCATTGCTCCCTGGACAAGTAGCTGCTGAGGTGAGCCAGACGAAGAGAAGTCTCTATCCACGACAAGCGTGGCCTCCGCGTCAAGGATACTTCCGTTTCCAATCGCGGCATATCCCTCGATATCAATCTGTCCAGCTACCGTAGCAGATGTACTTGTTATATTTAAAATATTTGCTGAATCTAAGGTTAACTGAAGTGTGTCCGCGGTTGAATTAGTCCCAATGCCAAGCTGCCATGCACCTGAGGCACTGGCAATTGAGCCTGAACCAATAGCCACTGCATTAGCGGCTGACGCATTGGCGGCGGAATTAGTTCCATCATCTCCACCAAAAGCAATTGCACCAGCTCCAGTTGCTTGGGCTCCAGTTGTCCCATCACTTCCAATGGCTATTGCACCCTGAACATTGCCAAGGGTGTTAGCTCCAATACAGATAATATCGGTAATAACATTTACATTAACAGATGCCAAATTACCAAGACAGATATTTCTAGCTCCGTCTCCTGCATTTGCAGCATCGCCAATAATTATACCGCTAACACCGTTTACTGCAAGATCCCTACCGATACCGATACCGCCTATTGCTCCTGAATCTGAGCTAACATTCCATCCAATAGCAATAGATTCTACACCTGCTGCATCAGCAGTAGCTGAATCAGATCCAATCCTTAATGACGCTACCCCCGATGCATGAGCATGAGTCCCTATTGTGACGTTGTCTTGACTTGAGCTTTGAGCTGAGAATCCGATCACGACGGTTCTAGGGGCTACTGACGCATTCGCTCCATCACCTATGACTACAGAACTTGTCGCACCAACAACACAGCCTACGTCGTGTCCTATAACCACTGAGGTTGCTCCCACTGCTACATTGCTGGCTGCTGCCGCACCGGAGATAATGGTTACTGAATCCGCTCCTAATGCGCTTAATGCTGCGCCAGCATCAGTCGTCTTGCGTCCCCCAATTAAGGCAGTAGTAACACCGCCTAGTCCAAACTGTAGCCCATCTGGGTTGCCGTCGGCATCACCATCGAGACTAGCTCCTCCTCCTTTTTTACCGATAATATTACTATCGCCGTTAATCATGATGGAGCCTGACTTTGAGGTGATCCCTTTTGTAATTCATATATAATTATTGTCGCATCTAAAGCGGCATTACGTATTGCCCTAGCATCAAAAGCCATTTGCTTTGACCAGATTGCGCTATTGTTCTTGTCGAAAAACATATCTGAAGTAGTAGCTGCCCCTTGATCAAATCTTACGTTTATATCTGCTGTAATTACCTGCCAGAATACATGCGTCGTAGCAGCATTAAGCGTATTTGGTAAAAAATTCACAGAAGCATTACTAACTGTTTTTATCGCCCGATTAACTATATTGTCATCTGAGTCTCTGGTTACCTTATATTCAGAGCTAATATTATCTATACCTGCGTTGCCTGACATTTTATTTTCTTCCTTTAATTCTTGTATTTACTGTTGTAGGAGGTTGATGTCGCTGTTGCCTTTCAACCCTGTCTATTTCATCTAAAAGTATTAATTCTGCGGCTGTCTCCTCTAGCTTAGCCTTACCGTTCTGTCCCTCAGATCGGAGGAAATCTGCTGCGGATGCATGAGCTAAATAATCCTGTAACTCAAATGGGACGGTTCCTGATAATGCGGTTTGAACAGTCTCTCTGATCCGAACAAATAAAAATACCGTTGCTTTGGTTGCTGTAATCGTTCCAGTGGCCGGAGTTCCAGGAGAATTGTCGACAGTATAAGTAAATGCGGTAGTAGAGGTTACCGTAACTACATAAAACCCGTTATAATCAGTCTCAGCAGCTCCAATGATCTCCACAGAGTCACCTGTTGATAAGTTGTGAACAGAACTAGTTGTCACCGTAGCCGTAGTGCTCGCCCTCGTGATACTGCTTACTGTTAGTGCTGTACTAGCGGATGCTGTTGGAACAAATAGCCCGTCGTCTACATCGTCCCGAACGGGAATAAAGTCTAATTGAACTGCTCCAGTTGCAATATAGGGATCAGAGTCATAAACCCTTAGAACCTCCGAAATTTCTGCGTTTGATGAAAGATCAACGAAAAGATTTGAGTCTGTAGTATCGGCTAACCTTTTAGTGACGAACGTCCATTCAGCCCGAGCCCACGCCTTCCTTGTGTTCCTATTTACGTATTCCAGGAAGTTTGTAGCATCATCTGTAATGATATTAGCTCCGTCTAGGCCGACTAATGCAGCCCACCTATCCCTAACCTCCTGAATCGTAGCAGTCCTAGCCATTAAACCTTGTATCCATCGTTAAGATATTGAGGGTTATCTTTCATAAATCGTTTAATATTTCCTAAGTCATCCCAGAAATGTGGATCACTCTGGAGTTGTCTATGGTACATCCTGCTATCGATCTGCGCGTAGCACTCACCTATACCGTCTACATTCTTAGTCCCGATTCCATCGCTCTGAGCCTTGACGCGCTGAAGATATGCCTCATGCATAACACGGTCTGCCTCTTGTTCGTCTTGAGCCCACCTATATAGCTGAGTTTTAGTCTGCTCGCTCATGTTCTTAGGTAACTTAGGAATTATTATGTCCATATATAAAATTATACGCACGCAAGGGATTCTCCTCACGTGCGCATAGGGTTTAATGTTTATCCGTAAAACGGTTCATTGAATCCAGCGGTGGATGATACCGATGCGACAGATCCCACGGATGCGCGAGATGCTGTTGCCGTGACCGATGCGACAGATGACGTAGATGCAACTGAAGCAGTGCTCCCTGCTGATGCATGAGATGAGTAACCTGCTACAGTTCCCATACTGCCATGTGACACCTGAGATGACGTAGATGCAATATTCGCTACTGAAGCCGCCGAGGCCGCTGTCCCGACAGACGCCACGGAGGCACGAGCGGCACGCGATTCACGTACCTCTCGGTAATTAACTTTCATTGTTAGCTGCCCGTCTGCATTGCGTGGGACACCTAGACCTTCATTTTCGTTAGCCATGATAATTCTTCCTTTAGATGTTTGTTAAGTCCTTGAAGTTATATAAACTCAAGAAGACATGTATTTCACCTGTATCAATATCATTGAGTGCTTTAGCAGCCATTGACCCGAATATGATGTCTACATTGTCTCCAGCGACATACGCATGAGGGGCAGTGGCCTTACTATTGGGGGTGAACCCAGCAGTAATTTCAGTGCCATTCTCGTTTACCTGAGATGACCCAAGATAACGCCCATTTACAACACCGTCACCAATCTCGATGGCGGTATCATTAAGTGCAGCGTCAGATGCATCCTGGAACGGAGTCTTCAGGAAATATCCGCCATACTTAACGACAGAGCCATTAACTACAGGCAATAGCGATATCGTCTGTGCGGTGTTATTAGTTGTCTCGGTCAAATCATCTGAATCGATTTTGACAGAGTGAGTGCAGCCGCTTGCAGCCGCCTCCTGAACTGATAGTGGTCTAATTTTCATAATATAATTCTTTCTTTTTAAAGATTAAACGAATTTACCTAATCCCTTTGGATTCTTACAAAGCAGAGATCCGATCATCTTAGCGTGACCTCGTGGCCCGCCGCCTTCATCGGTATTCTCAAAGATAAACGGAGCCTTCATTACTGAAGTCTTCACCATCTCAGGATTGATAAGATATCCTCGATTCTTCGCCGTAGTATCATACGCAACACCAGATACCCGACCTAAGAATAGGTCACTGATAACTTGGACATTTGCATAGTCTCCACGATAGAACTGAACAGAGAATACAATCTCACGATCCTTCTGATTTGAATTTACCTGGAATGGAGTCGGCGTGGTAGCTCCTTCAGAGCGTGTGTAATTAGTGATTACTCGCTGTAAGCCAGAACCAGCATATAAACGCATGGTCTGAACTACTCCAGCTGACTCATAAACAGACTGTAACACATCATTGAACTGAGATTCAGTCATTCCAGCAGTCGTGCCTATAGACGCGGCAGGAGTCCTGACAGAAGAATCAATGTTAGTATTAGTGCTGTTAATGAACTTGCCAAGTGCGCGAAGAAGATGAGGCTGTCCGCCTGTCCCCGCCTGAAGCTCCTGGTCTGAGCCAATCAAACTCTCCCAATTTCGCTTTAGTTCAATTAAGGATTTAGCCTTAGCGCGAGCGACTTCACTGGCAACACCAGCAGTGTCGACCATTTCCTGGATATCCGTCACCTGGTAAGGCTTGCGTTCTTCCTGGATACGGTTGCTTAAAAGCTTCCTATTCTTTGCTTTGTCGTCGAATGAAGTCTGGTCAGACCCCTCGATAGTACCGTCAAAGGTTACTTCGTCATTGTCGTCGGTCTGCCATTCCATTAAGTTGGCCTTGGGCCCACGGAATTTGTCAAGACCTGACAACATTGGAGTTTCCTCTGGGGAAACCGTTGTTAGTAGATCGGTTTTATCCTCTCTATTACCTGTAGCGTCAAATGATGCTGTAGATGCCATAATATACCTTTCATTGCTCTATTCCGTTTCTGCTAGGATTAGAGCGGTTAAGTCGTTTTCAGTTAATGATGATTTCTGCAAGAGAGTGTCCCTTGCTTTTTGTTTCTTTTCATCTGCTCCTGCTCTTGCTGGGGCTGCGGTCGACAATAACCCTGGTACTTGTTGTGCGATCTTAGACTTCTTTTTTAGAGGAGTTTCTTCCTTCTTTTCCTCTTTTTTATCTTCAGTCTCTTTCTTTGACTCTCTAGCCATGAGAACTTTTTTTCCTTCAGCTAGCAATCCGAGTAAAACCATTCCTGCCGGGTGCGAATCTAATAGGTTTCCCAATTCCGCATGTATTTCCTCGGCTATTTTATAATCCTCTGATTGTGCATCGCCTAAGAAGGTAAACTTCTCTAATGCCATAGTATCAAATTGCTCGCGTTGCTGAAATTCTTTAGCTTTTGACGGAATATCCTTCTTTATAGCTGCTCTAGCACCTCTTAATAAGTCCTTGATTTGCTGTCGATCGAACTTAACATCTTTTACCTCAATTTCGTCCTCTCCTGAGTCTCGAAGTTTATCAAGCATGTCTTCAGCCCACTCTTCAGCTTTTTCGGCCTTAACTAAAAGAGATTCTAATCCCTCTATTGATTCCGTCTCTGCTGCGATTTCAGCAAAAGTTTTTTGTCCACTTTCGCCTGATTGATCCCGAGACAGGTCTTTTACCTGTTTCTCAAGAGATTCGATCCTTTCGTCTCGATCCTCAAGGCCTTCCTCAGCGGTTTTAGCTCGCTTAGTAACCTTATCAATCCGCTTGCGCATTTTTTGCAGATTCTTTTTATTTGAAAGAACATTTTTGGTTTTTTCCTTTTGAACCTCTTCTTCTTTAGTCTCCTCAGTCTCTTCGGCCTTAACTTCGCCCTCAGTTTCTTCAGATTCCTCGGTTTTCTTAGATTCCTCGGTTTCTTCCTCTTTTTTAACTTCCTGCTCTGTCTCCCCGTCAGCTTCTTCAGCTGGCTTTCCTTCATCAAGAAATGATTGAGTTAGTTCAGATATGTTAGTAATAGCCTTGTCGGCTATGTCATCTACTGCTGTTTCGGTAGCAGAATCACCTTCGGTATTTTCATTTGCCATAAATTGCCCAGTGTTTTACGTTCACAGAAACTTAATTTCCGGGAATTATAGCATGGTGGCAGGCAAAAGTTACCACATTTGGAAGGTTATGCGGCAGAATGTGCCGATTAATGTGTATATTGGCGGCAATATATGCCGCTATTCCCTATTTTTATATCGCTCTGGCTTCAATATAGGGCCAGCTATGTCCAGAAGATTGCGATAAGTACAAGACATACCACCATAATGGCTTGAAAGTAATGAGTCAGAGATAACGTTTTCTTCATATCTAATTGATTCAGCATTATCCCTCATGTCTTCAAGTAGATCAAATAATACATCTGCGTCTGCTGTCTTATAAATTCTATTAAGAAAGATTCTCAACCTCTCATAATTATCAGTATTAGGGTCTTTTATCTGTGTCATTTATTGGCTTGGTAGTGCGTTTCCTGGTTGCGTTCCCATTCTCCCGATGTTGGCGTTCTCTCTTTGAGTGATTATAAATTGAAGCTGATCCCCGTATTTCTTCATTCTTGCCTGGAACTCTGGTTCATCCTGTAGCCTTCTCTGAACATCTTCAGCAGGGATATCTTCAGTGCCCTTGAAGTATGACTCTAATACCTCTATGCGGAGTTCGGGATTTGCATTCTCCGGGACATTCACTGACTGACCGCTTGATATCTTAGCAATATCATCCTGAGTCTTGCGAACCTCTTCCATTGTCGCTGTCTGTAAAGGTTTAACGAGTCTATCCGGGTATGATGGATCAATCGCGGACAGTACAAGTTTCTTATACTCATCCATGTCAGATGTCCCATTAGGATCAAATGTGGTGAGGATTTCCCCGGCTGTCTTTAGTTTTCCGATTAATGCTTCAGAATCAGAATTGATAACATTATAATTAAAGTAAAAGTCGAATCTCTCATTCTCTGAGGCTCTAATAAACTGCATTGGCTCTGGATTAACTGAACCGATCACCCTAAAGAACTCCTCGTCATCTCCGAATTGCTGATGTAGATCCCATACCTGATTCATTACCTCGACCCAACGTTTAAGCCATCTATTGACCTTATTCTGCTGCATCCTATTGGCTTGCGCGGCATTCTGCTCATCTACAGGCCGACCAAACATACGAGATAGATTGTCCCTTATATCATTCTCTATCTGTACGCTTCCCTGGTCAAATGGAGGTATTTCCATGAATCCAGTCTCATCTCGCCTGCGGACGCCTAAGCTATCTCCTGGCCCCCAGTTTGATGGTTTGCGTCCTAATGCGTGATATCTAGGTGGACATGTGGCCAAAGTAGTCCGATCGACACGGGAGTCCATTTGGACTTTAATCTCATCACTATATCCTTTTGCCAGTTCTGGAGCACTCTTTACATCCATTAATCGTCTAGATCGGTATTCTCTAGGGAAATCTACAAATGGGTACCTTGAAGGCTTATAATTCAATAGGTGGCTTTGGCCAAATCCTTCAAGATCAGGATGAAACGATGTAATGAAGATTCCGGGGACTCCATCCTCTGTCGTAGCCTTCTCGTATGCATGTGTTACACGGATGAATCCCTTTGCTACGTCAACGGATAGATTTTGCTCGAATGTATTGGATGCACTATTAATGGTATTGATATGATGCTCTGTCGTCTTGCCTATCGTCATCTCAATAGCCTTTTCTACCCACTTCTTATTCCATCCCTGGCGGATCTTAGCCCGTAGTTGCTCAGGAGTAAGGTATTCAGAGTGAAAAACATAAGGGGCATCTTGGATATTTTCAATATTAGGAGAGAAGAAGAAGTTTTCATCGACAGATAGGGCCTTGATTACCGGACGATTCCAGATGACATCAGGGATACCAACGAAAGTGTTTCCGTTTTCCCTAAGCTCCTTAACGATTTTATTGCCCTTACGCTTATTAATAGTGGGAAATATACGTTGTATGATGGCTGAGGCGTCCTTAGCTAGATCCTTGTCCTGTATCATCGCAAGCAAGTCTTCTCCTACCTGGGGATTCTCGGGATCAATGGCGAGTATATCTTCGATCTTAATCTCTTGTAATTTTTCCTCTGTCCTGGTGTCCCATAGCACAGCTAATATACCGATACCTTTCTCTTCCTGGTAGTTGGCGAGGATAGTGGCCTCTCTATTAAATTCTTTGAACTGCTGAAATATCATCCATTTCATGAACTGGCTAATCATCGTGCCTCTAGCAGTGTCATTGCCTTCGACGGGGACGGCCAACAAATTACCATTCTCTAAAGACTCTACTAATAGGGCGACATCCTCATCTATAATAGTATTGACGGTAAATGGACGGATGTCGCTTGCATCTTCCCATGGATGGACAGGATTTGTCTCCGACCCATGCTTACGACCAGTCTTTACGTTTTGATTTGCCCAGATCTCATTTCGAGTCTCATGATTGATGTTTGTCTGATTGATATATTCAGATAAATCACTCAATGTTTGCTTATGAGCGTCCTTAATCCTGTTAATATCGGGATCTTCGTCGGTTTTTCTCTTAATTTCTTCTCTATTTCCTAAATCAGCCATAATTTTTCATAAATTTTGGCGAATTATATCATAATTTATCAATTTAGTTACTTATTTGGAAGAATTACCGTCCTCTATTCGCAAAATAGTTAGATTCTTTCTCATTTACGTATAAAATATCGCAAACTGCTGCATAACGCAAAACGTCAATCGGATCTTTGCATGGTTCATCCTTACCCAACAAGCCCGTATATTCGGTCATCGCATAGATAAGATTCTCGCATCTATCCGAGATAAACAGCCGAGGCTTATTCCCTAGCTGCATTTCTTTCCTGTCGTCCCATGCCAGCCATTTATTGATTGCTTGGATACCTGTCTCTTCGTCCCACCCAGGAGCCGGGACAGTATCTATCCCTAACAAGGATAGCTCATTGATCATATCTGTAGTCATCTCTTCTTTTTGGAACTTGGTAGCCCCTAGTCTGGGGTCGATAATACGCTCAAATACATTTATGTCGCCATCGATGTCCTCCATTATCTCAATATAATCCTGGTATCCGTTCCCGTTGGGCTTCGCGGCATCACCCGGCCTCCCTTTTTTCCCCTTAGCCATATCAGCCCAATCTCCGTACATTGAGTCTGGGTACTCGGCCCATACATAGATCTCATCTAACGGAGTTACGGCTAGCCAGATCATAAACCATGGCTTAGACCCAGCAGGGTCTATTACCTGGTAATGCGTGACTATCTGTGTCCTGTCTTTGATGAATGGTATCTTGTCGTGCTCTACTACGTTGTATTTGTGAGAGAATTTGGGAAACTTCCCTGCCATTGGCCTCTCTGGTACGCCGTATGCGCGACATAGAATCTCATCCTTTGGAGCCCCTGCGAGCGTTTTCTTTATCCGCTCAAATCCTCCATAAGGATTATCTGCGGTGTGAAAATATATTATTTTTGAATCAGATCGCTTTGGCTGTTGGATGATCGGGACTCTTCGACCGGGTAATAGCTCAGCCTCTTTATCCTCTAAAGTCCTGGCTCCAGACAAAAACTCTCTTACTACAGGAGTATAACCTTCGATCGCAGTAAATGATATTAATCCGACCGCATTACGAGTCACTAGGCGAAATCTAAGTGTATCAAGGAAGTCCTGTGGGATAAGCTCATCTGCCCAGAAGCCTATGTTATGGACATTTTCCTGATCCTCAGTTGGATTTATGCAACCAATTTCACCACCCTCAATCGTGCTTACATCCTGGGAGTAATTGCGGAATATGCACTCAGATCCATTTGGAAGCACAAACTTAGCGTCAGAGAATCCCCTTTTCTGTGTATATGAGATATATCCGATCTTCCCGCGCTGAGTCTCCTTTAATTCCTTCGGCAGATACTTATAGATAGCCTTCTGTTGCATTTGTATGGAGTTCTCGTAGGTCGTCTGGAAACACCATATGATAGAATTAGGATTCTCGACCAATGACCTAACTACTTGCTTAGCACAGACTTCTGTCTTCGACGATCTATTGCCACCCATCAATAAAACCTCTGTGGCTCCCTCGTTTATCAACCGATCTAATATCTTCCAGTGAGGGAGCTCAAATCCGAACCGGTAAGGATCATCGGCCTCTCGCTTTATCGCGAGCTCCCTCTTCTCATAATAGTCTACGATTTCATCTACGCCCCAGCCCTGCTCATTGATGTATTCCATCGTAGGCACGGGCAATATCGGGTGTTTCGCCCAGTGGAAAAGATCCTGGACGCTATTAATCTCCTTCCCCTTATATATCATATTACTCGATATTTCCCTCTTTTAAGATACGCCTTACGCTGGCTATAGCTACATTCACACGTTGATGTATATTCTTTTTATTGCATCCGCACATATCAGCGATGTCTTGCAGAGTGTGCGGCCCTGGGTGCATCCTCTCCATATATTCTAGGACGACATCGATTCTCTCTGTTGCGGTGTATTTCTTCATCATCCCATAGTGTTTACGCGAGGAGGTGCTGTGTATAGATCATCGGCCATCTTTTCGATTAATAGCTTCTTACCTCTTCGATAGCTACGCTTGATTAATGGGTTCACCGTCACTGCTACGCGCTTCCCATCCACGCTGCATTCAATCATTCGCTGATTAATACACTCATTTATCATCTCAGCCTCAACAATAATGGGGCCGTTAGGGTCATCCGGTAGCATATCAGGTGGAGTCTTCTTAATTATACGGCCCATTCGCATTAGGCCTACTTGCGTATACTTTACGCGGCCATCAACGTGTTTATAGTGCTTCCCCACCTCTAGTTGTTCAAGTAACGAAAGGAGTTTGAACTGAGCGAGCTGATACTTCTTCTCTAAGTATAGGATGTCGTATAGTCGCTCAGCTAGATTGCTATTTTTCTTAGCCTTTTTTTCTTTTTCCATATTATGCCCATGTTACAGCGATAAAGAACCCGGTGATTGGCTGATATCTGATATTTGCACCAAATCTCAGGGAAGACAGTTTCTCTATAATAGGAGTAAACCCTTCCTGACTCTTTAGTATTACAGGTTCACCATCAACCACAGTCCTGATATCGTATATTGATGCCTGGGTGATACCTGCATTTGCAGCTGCTATAATCTCATTGAAGATATCTTTCTTGTTCAGATCCCAGAGTTCGCCCTTAGGCAACTTCCTGACATGCTGAGAGATCTCCTTATTTGCCTTTGACGAGACACCCTTAACAAAGGAATATAGATCTTCATCCTCGATCTCCACCTTCTCTGTCTTAGGCTTGTTATTTTTAACATTTTCTTTTTTATCTTTTACTGATTCCATATTATTTTCTCCTTTGTTATTCTGCATATTTCAGGAAGTGCCTAGATATTTTATCTAGTCCATATATCTCCCCCTTCTTAAACTTTGACAATTTAGGATTAGACAAAATTTCCTTCATTGCTTGAGGTGTCTTTACGTACTGTCTGCACTCCTTCCTGACTAATGGAACAATCCCGCATTTAATTCCGAGACAAGCATTCTCCTTTATATCTGATGATATATCACAAATATTGTCAGTTAATGTCTTAACCTCCTTCGCTAGATTCTCGTCCCTTATTTTATCCTGATTGGCAATCTCATGAGGGCAGGTGATCCGCATATGCCCGAAACGATCATTACAATTAATCTCCCGGCCATCATACCCTTCTAATCCCCTCATAAGGATAAGATGATCTTCCTCACTTATCTCATAGGGATTACCGTCTAGTGTCCCGGTCTCCTTGAACTTCTCTTCTGCCCATTTCTGGGCCTTCAGCAAGATATCATTCGCTCTATCCGTGTCGCTCATGTCGCCTCTATTAAGTCGATAAATGTGGATATATCCTTGTGTCTGATATACCATGTCATCTCGCCTGTGAGCCTCTGAAGCTCAGAGAAGTCATTATCCTCAAACTTCAATACCTCATCATCCCTTGATGCCATAGCATCCTCTATTCGATCCCGCTTTTTGTAGTCATCTCTCGAAAAGCCCTGAACAGGCTTACGATCGATTACCTCTTTAATCAGGTCATAATAGCGGTAGTAGTCCTTGGTGTCTGCTTTTTCTAGTTCAGTGATCTTATTTTCTATTTCTTTCATATTATTTTTCTTTCTTCTCCTTTTTTACAGGCCCACTACCTATGGCGATAGAGTGACATCCACCCAGATCACCACAGAGATGCCCAATTGATATTGTTCTAAATATATTATCGTAGTTATCCCGATAGCTGTCATGGTTAGTGATTCTATTTTTGGAACCCTTACTCATTATTGCCTCCCTTTATTATCCTATCCAGCCTCTCAGCGTACATATGGCATAGCCTGATACGTGCATTATCACTCTCTCGCGTAACGCATTCACTTAGACAGCTCAATTGATCCAGTAGCTCTGCCATCAACCCGGCACTATCAAGGTCATCCATCTCGTATAATTTCTGTTTTATTGCTTCACTCATAAATTAATCTCCTGTAACTACCTCTCCTTCAATCGGTCCATCCTCAAATAATGGATGCCTCTCGAACCACAGCTCACCAAAATCTGACCTCAGCACCATATATCTGCCACAATCACTTTCCTCCAATTCAGCCCCATTCTCCTCCATAGAGTGCCATTTAGTCTCCGTAGGACTGTCAACTTCTGGCGGTTCCCTAAAGAAAGGGGGCCGTCTTAACCTAACGTCGCCACAGATAGTGCGAAACCATTCCTCCCCATTAGGAACCTGGGGGAATGAATGAGGCATCATAAAGTAAATACTCTCAGATAGTAATTCCCTCTCCTCCTCAGTGATGTAGTGCTCAGGTATTATATTTCCTGAATAGAGCCTGGCACTCTTCGTTATATTGCTAATGATCCATGAACGCCTCTGCGCACGTGTCACGCCCTCAGGAGCTACCACACCAGCAGATAACGCGCAATTCAGCTTCTCCTGGTCACCTACGTCGTTATTACCGAAGTATTCACATATACACCTAAATATCCTTTTTATCAGCTTTATCATATTATAACTCCCATTCATAATTCAACTCCTCCACTATCGCTATATCCTCCCTTACTCAAGACATTCGATTCAAGCACGACACCCCAATCAGTGTAATACTCCATGCCTTTTGCTGTGTTTACGTTAAACATCACGTAGTGTTTAACCGCCACTCCGTTGAGCCTGAATACTATTCTTTTTATATCACTCATAATGTCGTATTTGTTATATTAATTGTCCTCTGATGTCCTCTCTTCTCCTTAGGCATTATATTCTCTCCTTATATTTCTCATAGCGTATTATATAGTAACGTTTTATATTAATAAATTTTATGTGCTGTTATCGGTCGCCATATTCAGATAGATGAATATTCGACTACCCCCACCCCCCTGTTCACTAGTATACATTAGTATAGTAGTGTATAATAGCGCACTAGTGCGCTTATGTATAGTAGTAGTGATATTATGTATAGTATTGAACATCAGTATATTAGTGAACGTATTCACGCATAATTATCGTTATGTCTAATCTTTTCATTATTAATGTCTAATCTTTTCATTATTATTCTATAGTACTATTGCTTACCAATTATCTAGAGTAGTTATATGTAATAACTATAGAAGTATAGTATTAATACGCGCTACGCGCGATAGTAGTAGTCTCTCTATGGTATTATATACTCTCCTTATAGCTGTGTGTGTATTACTGTCCTGGTTGAGTATTGAATATCGATGGATTTGATGAGGGTGAAGTGATCTCTATCGCCTTCGAATACCTTCTCTATTTCATCCTCTGGGCCAGAACTATATGGTACGCCGTCCAGGCATGCGAGAATATATTCATTAGATTCAGTGGAGTCGGCATGAGATATTATATATATTGCATCGCTATCATCATTATGCACAAACATCATACCGGGCTTCAATGCCTCTGGTTCTGATGGCGTTGGTTTATCCTTATTAGTTATCGTTATCTTAGTCATTATTACTCCTTCTCTGGTTTAGTTGTTGTCTTGTCTGCATTCTTCATTTCCTTAAAGTATTCATCTAATACCTCTCTAATACCGTCCTTAGCCTCAGGCTTATCCTCATCTGAAGGAGGTGGAGGTGGAGGAGCTTCACCTTCCCTATAACCTCTATGCTTGCCCTGGCACTTGAGTATGAATAGCTGAGCGATGACATTAGGCTTAGTTAACCATTCCTCTGTGTCTACCATGTCACCATCTTCGTTCTCCTCCTTAACCTTAGATCCTAATGCAGATGTGAGTATAGCATCTTCTACTAGGTCTAATTTGGATTCTCTACCTTCAATGATAGCTAATTCAGCAGCTTCCTTGAATGCCGGGTCATCAAGACAATAGTTATAATATGTATTCCTTGATATCCCCATTGACCTACATGTATTCGATACATTTCCATGGTGTCCTGGTAGCCTGGAAAGTATGGCTTGTTTATGTTGTCCTAATTGTACCGCAGTCTCCTTCTTGCTGTCACTATTAGATGACATATAAGTTATTGATTATTAAAGTGTTGTAGTTTATATGGACGTAGGCTCATATGTCGTTTACGTGCATATGATGCATACTTAGAAGCTTGTGCTGACATGTGAGCATTAAATATTGCTGAGATTGTTATGATCGTTGGCATATATGGGCCGATAGCTACGATTGATACGCTCATCTTATTCCTGATATATACTTCGTGTGCTTAGTTGGATCAAAACCCTTAAGTGCCTTACCTAGCCTCATCGCTGATCCACTATCCAATGTAATAAAATCAAGTCCATTATTATCAGTATGAATCGAGGAATCTCCGATATAATAGAAATCGTACTGTTTACCACTGATTTCTTTTCCATCGCATGGGTATGTATAGCTCTTAAGCGTTGCTTGAATAGGGCTAGAAAGCGATTTAATGGCTAACGGTATAGCTGGTATAGCCAATAATGCCTTAGATAGGAATGATCGCCTATTCATCATCTTCTATGGTCTTCTGTAGTCTTTCCCACATAGTGTATTTGATTGATCCCTTAGTAAATGGGTTACGTGGTGTAGTTAGTGGATTTTCTCTGCTCACATCGATCATACTGATTATTTAAGATCGATCGTCAAGTATATATTTGATCACTATATATTATATTAATATATATGACCCTATAATACTGAATATGTGTGTTACTGCTGCGAATGCAGCGAGAGACACTGTTAATTGTATGATTATCTTTTTAGTTATCTTCATTGCTATATATTAGTTATTTAGATCTATGTACGACAATATGAATATTATTGCGACTATTATGCAGTCCGCATGTTCTAATATTATGTCCATCCATACATTATCTCATTTTATTTGGTTATAAAGAAGCCATTGTTTTGGTTAAAAAAAACCAAAATTACTAGTTGACAGAAGAATACGTACGCTCAGTAAGCAGATGCCACATAACTTCTTTCTTCACTCTATCTTCCCCAGCCCTAGCTCTTCTATTGGCGATCAATTGAATAGCCCTATATCTTGCCTGTTGTTCTGTTGCTTTCATAATTCTTCTACTAATTTGCTACTAACTTCTGGATTATTAGTAGTTATTCCTTCCTCATTCAATTTATCAATAAACCACTTATTAGACTTCGCTATCTTGCATATTTTAATTTCGTATTTCATATTATTTAATTAGTTTAGTCTGAGTGAGCCAATTTAATACAAGTTCTCACTGAATAGTTGCGCCCCGTCACCTCCGCACCTCCGAATGAGCTGATCTGCATCTACTGCGACAATTAGAGCCTCTTCTCTCGTCAGAAAATTCCCTCGTTGATCTACGAATCCTTGCTTTGACCCCTTCCACGTGCTTCCATCTGACCTCATATTTATCTGACTATGCATTATGCCGTCGAAATGTCGAGGGCCGCAGATTATAAATCCAGTCTCATTTTGCAAGGCCGCACACACGATTCTGCGCTCCACAGTCTTCGGGACGTGGCTTACTTGGTCTGGCGTTAGTTGTTTTGGGTTGGTCATGTTATTAATCCTTGATAAACTCTTCAGTCGGTATATTTACGACACCCTCCAATAGCTCAGCTCTATCAGTTTCAATAATCACCTTGACATGAGGGTGGCAATTCTCATTCAACCATTTAATGAGCGGCTTAGCTGCGGTTAACAGTTCTTCTTGTTGTTCTTTTGATATTACCATAATACTTATCTCCTATTTTATTGTTTATACTGGATTAGCTACAAAGAATAATCACCCTTCGAGGCATTGACGCAATCAATCTGTGCGTCAGCTTCAGAAGCAAAAGGCCCACGCCACTGGCCCCATTGTTTATTATATGCGTATTTAATAACAGACCACCATCCATCATTGAACTTTTTAAACTTATAATTTTCCTTCATCTCTCTTCCTTCTCTGATTTCGTCCCAGGCTTTGGGAATTTAAGTCCTGCTTCATTCCGACTCCTTTACTGTATATTTACCGAGCACCCAGAGTGCCCATATCATTAACCCGCGTCTACGTCCTCCAGCAATCCTTATCGCTGGATTTGCAGTATCCCACCAGGGCCTAATGTTTTGATGTATAAAAGTGCCGCAAGGGAGCTTTATTACTCCATGAGGATGCAGTCTGAGTCCTGATATGTGATCCCAGCACATTCCGACCTTTGCCCATCCCTTGCCGGGGCGTCTAGGGAACTCAGATAAGCTTGGCTTGATTAATTCTACACTCATAATTTCATTTAATTCCCTTAGTTGAATTTGATGCTCTCAGCTCCACTTCAACGCCGCAGGGTGTGCCGTCCAGGAAGGTGAAGTGGTTTAGTACGGCTGCGGCATCACTCCAACTATCATTACCGTATTTTACACGCAATAACCCGTCCTCGGTATGAGCCCCGTCAATAACGTAACTATAACTACTGGCCTTACTTTTAATAGCCTTCCCGATCACCTCTTTAACCTCAGTGAAGGGAACCCATTTCTTTTTGGGTTCGTGGAGGATTTGGTATCTATGAGGTGCCCCAAGAAGCCCCGGGTTATCCCATGGCACTCCTTCAGGATCAATCAATTTACCGCCTTTCTCCAAATGCTCAGCGACTTTAACTTTCCATTTCTGCCCTTCGACTAGCGTATACGGTTTTTCTATCTTTTCTGTTTTCATGATTCGCCCTTCGCTTCCTGTAGGTTGTCAACCGATTCAGTCATGGCCTGACCCTTCTCGCAGTCCTGTAAGCTCTCAGGGAGATTATCGAAGCTATCTTGCTCCTCCTCCATTAACATAGTTAGTTCACCATGGATTAGTCGCAGTGATTCAGTCTCACTGTCAATTGCTGCTCGTCGTTTCTTATTCATTTTATGTTTGAGTTTGATGTTAAGTTCTAGTCAGATTGGATAAAGCCCTGCCGAAACAGGACTCTACCAGCCTAAGCTGTTAACGTTTAGTCAGCCTCCTTCAGCCTCCTATAGGTCTTTCTTGAGTTACCGAATTTGCCAATTGACACTTTCGATACCTTCGTCCATACCTCTTCATGAGCAGGATTATCCTCAGTGTTGCACACCTCGTCTCCAGTCGCCAAGACTTTCTCATCGCCTCGGAAGGTATCGTATTCAGGTTTGTTTTCTTTTATCATACCGCTTTCTTTTGTTGTTATCTATCCCTCAACGTCGCGCTGAGAAAGTATGATAAATTGCTTATCATCAGTCACACTGTTTCCTAGAGAATCTATACTTCCCGTCCTTTATGCGTTCTAAGTGACCATGCTTAACTAGTCTATTAAGTAATCCTACCGCAGAGTAAGTAGACTTATATCCCATAAATTGGCATATATTCCTTATAGTAGGCATATTATCATACCTGCTATGGTATGCCCTAATATAGGTCATGGCCTTCCTCTGTAGTTTTGTCATCTTAATCATTTTATTCTATTGCTTTTTATTTTAACGCTAATCCCTGACGTTGCGTAATACTTGCTCAAAGTAGTCATATTCTAGTTGTGAATCAAACCTCCAGATTCCTTCTGGGATAGAGATAGCGTCATGCCTGTCGGTGTGAACGCACCTGACGTTCGCAGGTTTCTCATTCTTCATATAGCGGACGCCATCAAGTTCATAGAATCCTACGCCTTCAGCACAGTCAACGACATGATGATTACCGAAGCTTTCACTTTCCGCAATAATGCAATGATTTTTTATATTTTCTAATTTAACAACCTTACTGGGCAGATCTTCTATTTTACGGATAATACATTCACCATGAAGAATGGCGGTATTTTTATTAATTTCATTCATTTTATTCATTTTATTTTCCTTTATTTGACATGTTTCCATATTTTTCTCTGACAAACTAACAATATTAATTTTTGACTAACATTGTATTTGTCCTTTAATTGATTTAATGACATAAATTCTCTCTCTCTCCTAGAAGTCAATTATTTTATAGCAATTATATCTAAGTCTCTACCGCCAAATCTCTCCTTCAGGGCATCTCTGATAGTCCTGCACTCAGGAGATACAGCCTCGACATGAAAGACCCCTGTCGTGGCATTCGTC